TACCGGGATCTCATTACCGCTATCCCATGTATCAAAATATTTGCCGTTCTGTACTGTCACCACATGACCATCTATGCAGAGTATATACGTGCCGGTCGGATGGTCTGCGCAAAAGTCGTTGACTGTATAGATATATCGTTCTGACTGCTCAATCAGTTTGCGTCTGTACCCGCGTTTATAGAGGTACGCTCCCCAGACATAATTTGCACTCGGCATATCTGACAGAGCGCACGCCTGTATCATTAATCCGGCAAATACTGTTTCCCAGTCGAAGCCGGTTGCCTTGCATATTGCCCGGACAACGCAATCTCCAGTTCTCTTACCCTTAACAGGATTAGGATTAAAATATTCCCATCTGTCCATCAGTCAATCCCCTTTGCTGTCTTATATCGCTTCGCCGCTCCTCTGGCTTTTGCGGCGTTCTGACGGTTCCACTTAGCAATCATGAGCCGGTCTTGCGATTCCCTCAAGTCATTCTGCTTGCAGTAATCCTTATATGCAGCATTTTGTTTCTGCAAAAGAAAAGACTTCCGATCAAGGTCTTGCTGGAGTGCAAATCTTGTCTGTTCGTCCTTGCAGTTATTAACCGCCGCTTGCATTCCAAGGACTTCGCGCTTCGTTTTGCGGATTCTTCGCTCATAAGTACGTTGCCGCTGTTCCTTTTCATACTGCTTTCCCTTGTTGGCTTTGTCCTGTGCTGATAGTTCTGCATAAGGATTCGGCATTCCTTCCGCCCAAACCGAAAAATGATGCCTGCAATTCACTCCACATATTCCATCAGCTTCGCCATAATGACAATTTTCAATAAAATCTGGATAGCGGCTTGCTTTTTGCTCCAACATTCTACGATATTCTGGCGTATCTCGTTCCTGAAAAAACTCCGGCTTGATTTCTTTTAATTTTTCCCAGTCTATGGAAAATACCTGCCCTTGCCATACTTCATGGCTTGGTCGGCTTCCTATATGTGCCGATGTCAGTACTAGACCGTATCCCATTTCTTTCATTCTTGCTAACTGAATATCTCCCGTAGCCTGAGCCACACCAGTTCTGACAGAACGTGCTACTGCTGTTTCAATTGTGTCTTTTCTGCCAGATGGGTATGTGACGGTAACACCATCACTCACAACGTTATTAACTGCCTCTTTAATAGCTTGTGTATACCCAACTGCCCCAGTCATCACATGATTATACGCAAGGTCGCATTGCTCGATATAGAGTCTCTGAGCGGCACTTGCAGTTGTTCTTGTGAAGTTCTTCCACTCACCCATAGTCGCAAGCATATTCCGCTCCATGAGTCTTATCATAGCCGGAGACTGTTCGAGCGGCACAGGGCTTAATCCTGCCGCCTTGTATACCTTATCATCATAGTTCATTGCAGCGATTCCAGCATCTTCAAACGCTTCAATAAGTTCCTGCTGTTCACGTTTGGTATATCTGGATAATTCTGCCAAAATGTCCTCTAGCAGCTCACCGGATTCCTGTAGTGTTCTGATTCTCCACGCATCAGCATTGGTCAGAATATAATCCTCACCTCTGCCGATTCTTGCCATCATCCGTGACACGATCTCAGAGATGATATACTGATGCAGTTCTTCTGCTATCTGTTCACTGCCCTCTGTTATCCGGCGTAAATATTCTGGGCTTAACATAATTATTCATCTCCAAACAGTTTTGGTTCGTCTGGCTGAGCTTCTTTGACCATTGCTTTCGCATCGTTTTCCGTCATTCCTTCAAACTTTACGAAATACAGCCATGCCGGAACCTTGCCAGTGGTCACATACTGCCACCATCTTGCACGATCGTTTTCTCTGACATACAGGATGTCTCCAAAATCATAATTAACTTTATAAGCTCCGACAGGCGCAAGCCCGTACAGGTCAGCGTAAACGTTCAGCGCGTAGATTACTTCATCCAGGCAAGATTCCAGTTTATCTCGAACATCTTTGATAAACTGTACTGTCCTCTGCTGTTCCGCTTCTACTCCTGTAGCCGTCTGAATGCCGCTAGATTCGTTAAAAACAAAGTACCCGTTGGAGAATCCAATCTTGTACCCTAACTGGCTTAAAAGGGCATTTATACCGCTTATACGGGTATCCGTGTTGAGCTGTGGATTGATTTCTTGGTAGAACTCTTTTTCAAGCTGTCCGAATACATTCTTGACAAAATGTGGTAAGTTCATTTCATTTCGCCTGTTCTCCATGCCCTGTGGCGACATAGCTGATACAGGTGTGCCGCTTGGCGTCAGCAGTCTATCATCTGCCAGAACTATCTTCTGAGAATCGAAAATTTCTCCGGCATTACGGCTGTACGCAATGTCGAGGTCTTTCAGCTCTTCGATAGCTTCGGCAAATATCGGAAGTCCAAGCGGTGTACTAATGTCTACGTTGTTTGCCTGTGGTGTCCGCAGCACTCCGTATAGAGGTCCATCCAGCTTCTCACCGTTTGCTTTGAGTATCGGCGGCGTATCTGCCATGAGGTCAGCCCATTTGGTCTGTTTAAGGTCAATTTTATCTCCGATGCTCTGAGGGGATTTCGACACGTAGGCTCTGTTAGAAACATAATACGGATAGGTTGTTACGCCATCTATTGTAGTCTCGACAAAACGATGATATTCAAGCCGTGTGTAGTATTTCCGTCCAACAGTATAAGAATCTTTAAATATAATTCCATTAATTTCCTGATTATCATAATCCACGATCATCACGTCTGCCGGAGTAAATACGTCAAGGCTCTCACCGTTTGGCTTAATGAATACTGTTCCATAAGCACAGCCATATTCTACCCAGTGGCGTATCTGGAAATATACCTTGTCAATTTGCTCCTGTAGCCATGTTGCCCTTGCGGAACCATCAATCTGAATGCCGATCGCCAGTGTTGCGAGCCGTGCTGTCTCTGAGCAGACAGATTTAGCGAAATTGATCGTCTTGATATTATTCTTATCATCTAGCCATTCCGGTGCGCCCCTGTAGATGTTCGCACACCGGTTAATCAGTGATTCCATTTCTGGAAATTCTGCCGCTTGGATATTGAAATCCTCTTCAGCTTGTTTTTTGAAAATCATGTTAAACCACCTTTTTAGTGTTGTTATAAGTCCCATTATGCACTGTAACCTCTCCTGTTAAACAACGGCTCATAAGCATATCTAAGTGCCGAGATTGCATGATCATCTCCGTCAGGATAACCACTTATTACATTTCCCTCTTTGTCCCGATCGTACTCATATTCTGTGATTTCTTTATATGCGTTCGGTGTTCGCTTCGGGTCAATGACTATAGTCTTTGTCTGTAAGAATTTGAAACCATACTCGATACTTCCCGGTCCTTTGATTGCTCCTCTTGCAGGAAGTCCGGCATCCCGGAAGTCATTCACAGACTTAGGTTCCGCAGAATCACATATCATTGTGTAATCGTCATAGCCTTTTTTCTTGATCCAATCAGCAGTCTTAGAGTTGCTCCATTTATTTACATACAGCTCGTCAATCAGATATATCTTCTCTCTGGCAGAATCATAATAAGTTCGGAGATAGCAGAAGGCATCCGGGTACCATCCATAATCTACACCAGCGAAAATGCGGTCCATGTGGCTGATCTCTTCGTCTGTAATATCTCTGATTTCGAGATATTCAAATACGTTTCCGCCGTCACCATTTGGGACACCCAGGTATTCATGCTCATATGCTTCTGGATTGACTTCCTTTAAGTGCTCTGCATCATTAAGGAATTTCTGACCTAGCCACTCTGCCGGGGCTTCCAGATAACTTGAATGATGAATAACTCTTTTTGGGTTAGGTGTGAGCTTAATCCTATTTACCCAGTTTGATTTTGATTTTGGTGGGTTGTATGATGAAAAATCATAGGATTCATCACCACCACGAAGCACTGACTGATTAACAGAGCGTTCCTGAGCATCTCCCTTCATTTGATCTTTTTCTTCTTTCCAGAGGATTCCAATGTAGCCAAACTCCGGCTTAATGGATTTCAGTTTGGTTTCATCATCCAGACCACGGAAGTATATTGTCTGTCCAGTCTTAATATACTTGATCTCAAGTGGCGACACCTTGCATTTAAATTCTTCCATCAGTCCAAGTTCATTGATAGCCCATTTCATATTGGCGTATACGGAATCTTTCAGAGTGCCTGCCACCTGTCTTGTAATGCAGGCGTGCATCTGTGGATTATTCTTAATAAGCTCAACAATCTTAAAAGCTACGAAAGAGGATTTCAGACCACCTCGACCGCCCTCGAATACATATTCGATATTAGGCTTAATCTGTCGGTTAATATCCACGAATGCCTTGCCGAGCACTCTGGCAGGAAGTTCGTATTTGCTTTCGTCTGATTTTGATACAGCTACCAACTGTTCCCATTTGTCTACTGCCTGCATATTTCCTTTAATAGCTTTATCGTATACGGCAGCTACAATGCAGGCATTGTTATTTGCATCCTCATCAGATATTCCCATCTTTGTGAGCTTCTTTTTCGCAGTGGTCGGGGCAGGATTCTCAGCTATCATTTTTGCTAATTCAGAAAGGGTCTTTTTTTGACGGCGCACTTCTCCCGACTTAATACCGCCTTTTTTTGTTATTTCTCGGAGTTCGCTCGGTGTTCGTTCAGAATTCGGTATTAAATTTTTCTCATTTGCCATCCTATCAACATCCAATCATATCCTTTCTGAATTCAAAAAAGTCCCCAGTATAGCAGTTATATACAAATATAATACCACACTGGGGAGATTTAGCTCTCTACCACTTTTATAAATTTTTAAGTTTTTTTAAAGCCTGCCAATCAGTTTGGCCAGATGATAATATTCCGCCATGACCTTGCGTTTGTAGCCGTAAAAGTCATTCTCCGTTGCAGGAACTGTTCTGATTTTCTCCATTGTCCGATAGCCGATACTGTTCACGATGCTGTCATAGATTTGTGATTCGATTCCGGGTGCATATTTGATAGATACCTGTAACAGATTGTATTTATCGCTTTCGCTAAGATTCCGCAAGTGGCTTTGTAATGTCGGTATATCATCCGGCGGCACTCCGTAGTCAATCAGCGTCGCATTTCTCAGTTTCATTTATTTCATCTCCCAAATTTAATTCTTTACCTACATCTGCCGTCTGCCGAATTCTGTTTTATTGCTGTATCTCTTGAAGCTGCATTATGGCCCACATAAGGTTTTTACCTGCTTCTTCCATTTCTTCTGGGGTCGTATCCTCTTTTTCTTCTAATTCCGCGCAAATTGCTGCCTTGTTTGCTACTTCTCTGCATACCTTTTCAATTTCTCTAAATTTGCTCATTATTATTCATCCTTTCTTTTTGCTTTTCTTTTTTGTACTGGAAGATGATGCATATACTTTACACTTTTTAATGATTTTTGTCCATCTAACCATTGTACTCAGCTACTCTCTGTCCACACCGGTAACTACATATCCTGTGCCATCAATATTTTTTCTATTTTGTAAGTCTTTCCATTTTTCATCTCCTCCAACTTCTTCTCAGCTTCCTCACGGGTGAGGAATATGGTTTTACCAAGACGATCATAATAATTTCCAGTCGAAATATATTGGAAACCAACTTCGGTTATATAGTATTCTTTCTTGCTATCACATTCACATTTGCAATCATAGATTTCACATTTATTATTTTCCTCACCGTATTCAGTACATTCTGTCCATCTATAGTTTATTTGATACAATACTCTGTTTAAATCGTCTGGCAACCTCACAAGCAAGCCATGTTCTTCTAAGTCTTCATAAGTGGCGAGTTTTTTAATCATATTCTCTACTGTTTTGCAATTTCCTGCACCCTGTGAGCAGCTATCGCAATATTCACCACACTCAAACTCTCGTTTTTCGTTATATGTGATACTATCATCTTCCCGTTTTGTTAATCTCTCCATCTCTTTCACCTCTTATCGATTGTTTTTTATCGCTCGTTTTCATCGCTTGTTTCTGTAATTTCTCTCAAACAGGCATTCCAACCAATCTTGAAAAGTGGCTCGAAATCTCCAAGTTTCCGGTCTTTCTCGTTATCGAATTTCTTTGGCAGTGGTTTCAATGGACACCATTCAGGTCTTGATTTGCTTTCGCAATCATAATGTTCTTCTGTCATCAGAATTACATCATAGTCTAAACAGTCAGCTAATTCACACAAACCCTCATATTCAAGTTCACCGCAGTATGAAATTCCGAACGGGCAATCATAGCAATTCTCTGGTGTATCTATCACTAACGCTGATTTACTCATATGTTTCACTTCCTCTCAGCATCAGGCTCAAAGTATTATACCCCGGACAAGTCCTGACTCCGTTTCTGGTATCTCTTAACAGGACGCAGCACGGATATAACGCCATGACCTCGTAGACGTGTTCTGTGGTGTCCTCACCGCGCTGGTCGATGTATTTGAAACACTTTCCCGGTCTAAGAAAGTATCTTGCGCATACATATGCTTTTGTTCCGAATCTTACACTTGCACTACTCATTTGTGTTCCTCCTTAAAACTAGACCACACGCTCATATTGTCAACTTCGCAATCGCAGTTATTGTAGTCAATATCTTCTGATGCTCGTGTTTTTGCTATTTCCTCAGCTTCTTCTTTTGTATCGGCTTCAATATCGTCATAATCAATTGATAAGCTCATTCCGACACTTACATACCATCTACTCATCTCATTCCTCCTGTAATAATTCTGGTTGGTCGAAAATGTTTCCAACTGGCATAGCGTATACCATGTCAATCCAATACCCTAAATCTTTTCTAAGGCATTTGTCGCCCGTCCAATCTACATAGAATCCGAGATGTTCTGCTTTCTGAGCATCAAAACAATTTTGATAACATCCATATTTGATTGGAGCATAGATTTCTCCGAAATGATATTTGATAATATCATTTTCCCAAATTTTCTTCCCATTCTTGTCGCAAAGTCCTGTGAACTGGCAGAGGGTTTCGGGAATAATTTCTGTCTGATATACTTGCATTTGCAATTCCCAATCTGTCATTCTTGTAAAAATAATGAAATGATGTATAGGAACTGGATTTTTCTCATAATCTTCCTCGAAACAATACACTGTTTCTTGTACTTTGTAATAATATCCTTCTATCCATTCTCCATTTTCGACTCTCTTTGCCTTGAAAAGAATTTCTCTCACACAACTCCACCTTCTTTCACGATTTGCATAACCGTCTGATATAGTGCAGCATTTCTTCCAACCAGTTTTGTTATGTATGTGTCCAGCTGCTCCACAACTGCTTCCACATCATAGGCAGTCGGCTGCGCGTCAATCATTTTAAACGCACTTTCTGCCGTAATTAAACTGTCTTTTCCTCCAACTTGCTTGTAAAATAACTCTTCATTCATTGCATCCACATCAATCAGTCTCATAATCCTCGCACTCCTCCGCATATTCATAACTGTCCATATCATCGCATTTGCACTGGCAGGAATCCTGCTTAGTACAGCAGATGCAGCACTGTGTTTCGTTGTCCGGGCATTCTAATTTACATCTTCCCATTTAGTCCTCCTGAAGCTTTATCCCTCTTAAATGCTCGATAACTTTCTTCTGTTCCTCTTCTGTCTCACAATGTATTACAATGTCATAAGTATCATCATATGCACTAAATGTGCCATCTTCGTTCTGAATACATTTCATTGCATCACTCATGCTTCCACCTCCGAATCTTCTGGCATCTGAAAGATCACTGATTCTTTTATTATTTCTGCATATCCTTTCAATGCTTTGATTCCGCACGCTACGCTCTCAGGAGTATCGTAACTTCCTGTGTATGCCGCTGTTGCTAATCCTGTACTGGTGATCTTTGATGCCTCAAAATCCATATAAGCTTCCTGAATCATATCCAGTACTTTCATGGCTTTTGCTTTGGTGGAATATTTTCCAAGCGTACATTTATTTTCACCCTCTAGGCTCGAAATAATAAAATCATCTCCATCTTTTACGGTATAAATTGCAGCCAAATTGCTAAAGTTTAATAAAACCGCTTTATTCTGACTTCTGATTAACATTTTGCGTCCTCCTTATCTTCATAGTTCATTACAACTCTGATAATTCTCACAAGCACTTTTTGAATCTGATCGTAAATGTGATGATCGTCAGTTCCGAAGTGTGAACATAATACTGCATTCCGCACGCCATCTGTATAACAATCTGCCATGAAATCAGCACTGTACACATCATCTTTATTGTCGAGTTGACCGTATTCTCTCCACTGAGAAGTAATGTACTCTTCTACTTTTTGGTCTACCACATCGTAACTGTCTTTATTTCCATTGATATGTCTCACACAGCAATCAATGAATCCTAATCTGTCGCAATCTCTGTAATCTTTTGATGTTTCCTGTGTATATTCTCTAAATACACGATTGATTTCTTCGTCAAAATTCTCCGGTAGATTGAAAATATCTACTTCCAGTCCTCTTGGAAGTTTTATTGTGTAACTTCTCATTTTGCGTCCTCCTTATTTCGTGTGACTGGTAATCCTAATTCTTTTTGCTTCTCTGCAATTCTTAGCGGAATGTATAATTTATGGTATTCTCTTCTGCAAATATCACAGTTTCCATAGCTATGCCCCCAACACCAATTACAAAATTTATTGAACTGTTCTTTCAATGCTTCTGAAGATGATGTATTTGCGTATCCTTCCCACATTATTTCCGACATAAAGCTCATTTTCATTCTCGCTTTCTCATATAATTCAGAATATTTTTCCCATGTTTCTGGCAGTTTGGTACAATCTGGCTCATAAGGTTCTGGATATACAGTATATCCGCACTTCGTACATTTGATTTGTGGTGGAAAGTCCCTACTCCATTCCATGTTTCCACCACATTTTCTGCAACGGATGTATCTCTCTACTTTCTTTGGTTTTGTCTTGAAGAATGAAGTGTAATTATTATTTTTCATTTCCATCCTCACTTTCCCCATGTAAGCAACTGACACGCTATTGTGCAGTCCTCCATGATTTCTGTATTTATGTTTCCTCTGTCTGGTTCTAATTCATCAAGAAATACTCCGTTTATGCAACTTCTTCCAAATCTACGCTCTTGCTCCGCACGCTTTTGAAATACTTCGGGGAAGTCCTTCCTAATTTTATTCCAGTAGCCCATGCCACCTTTGACGCATCCAATGCAATTATTGTTCGGATAGCCTAAATCGTACATAATCGGACGTTTCAATCCTAACCTGTCCGCTATTCCATGTGCTTCCTGTTTGGTTAATCCATGTTCAATCAGTGGAAACTCATGGTCATAATCACTTAGAGCCTTGCAGGTATTCTCTGCCCTACTCCTTTCATTTACATCAAAACCCCATACATAGGTGTGGTGATCTGGATACTCAGATTCCCATTTTTTTCTTACTTCTTTTTTTAAGTATCTCGTACATGGAGAGCCAAACGGAGTATTCATTGTGTGCGTGAACTCCATCACGTCATCCACTGAGTCAAACCTATCTGACTGAATTATCGTTATCTCTCTTCCCAATAACCTCTCGCAATCATGCAAGAATCTCAGGCTGTCGGGATGCTGATTCGATACATGAGTATAAATAATCTCGTCAACATCCTTTGCCAGATAACACGCTACAAAACTGCTTATTCCTGTTGAAAACCAACATACTTTCATAACACCACGCTACAAATCCTGTGCGTGGATAGTCTGGCAATCGGCTTGGATTCATTATTAAGTGCTTACTTAGGCACAGCCACTCCGCCAAACTTTATGTATCAATTCACCATGCTAATCTTGATACAACCTCGGTTTACCGAGGATTCGTTATTCCTTTCTGTATTTGTCTAAAATTTTCATTATCTTTTCTACGTAATCAGCCATCTCAAGAATATCTTCGTCATCCATCCATTTCAGCCCATATTTGTTTTCAAACTGATTAAGTTTAAACTCCATATCTTTTACCAGAACAAACTTCTCCGCAAGTTCATTTTCTTTTCTGGCATTTTCATCGTATTCGTAAAACTTTTCGCCTTTTCCATGTTCTTCATATATATCTGTTTCGATTTTGGTTCTTTTTGGAGTGATTCTTGTAATCTTAACCGGAATAATTTTTCTATGTCGGAACATCGATAACCACCCGCAATTCACCGTTCTGGCAATTCCGACGGTATCTCCTACCTTTAAATCGTCTCTGCTGATTTCTTTTAACTTAATATTCATTTCTCATCCTACTTTCATTTATCCAAATGCTACCTGTCCGTTATTCTCCGGGATTCTTTAATACAATCCCTAACTCTTCTTTAATAGCGTCTACATAATCAATCCATTCTGCCAGACCGTCATTGATATAATCAGCAGCCCGGTCAAGTCCATTTCTGAATCTCCGACAGCGCTTCTCACCAAAACCGAAATCATCATGCAGAACGGCGATTGACAATATTACAAATGAATCCGCTATAACCTCTTTTATCTTTTCTGACGCTTTATCAAGGTCTTTTACTGCCAGAGAGGTATGTATTCCAGTTACACCCCGGAACTTACATTCTTGTTCGAGGGCTTCAATCCCGCCCTGTTTGACAATTCGTCTGGCAAGGTCAAGCCCGTCTTCCCTGCCTCGCTCATATTCACGCATTTTATTCATTGTGTTAGACCTCCAATCTTTTTTAGTTTTCCCATCCAACAGCTCTCCTTATCTTCTGAGCCAGAATGTCAAACTGTAAGAATAGTTCCCTGTCCTTACATTTCCTTGCTTTTATGTCACAGTCATAATCATTTATCTGATATTTCCCTTCTAGCAGATCGCCATTATCCAGATATCTTTGAAAGACTCCCTTAGAAATCCCGAACCGTTCCAAAATCTCTATTCTGCTCATACTGTCGACGAATGTACCATCTGCTGTAACAATGTCATAAAGTTTCATCTTGTCTCCTTACTTATCTTTCTTATTCCGTACCCAACCGGAGTATATGCCCTGACGGTGCATATCCAACCAGTTTGATATAACTGACGATATACATATAGATTTCTTTTCTGAGGGCTTGTCCCTGTTCGTATCTATTCTTTGTGTTGTACGGCATTTTGATTCTCCTTTTCCAATTCTTTTGTCTTATTAAACATCTTGGAAAGATAATTCGAATAAGCAACAAGCATGTGATCTACAAATCCATTTTTGTTATATTTTTCAGATACAACATGGATCTGTTCAACTACCTGCTGCCAGTATTCATCCTTTGCCTCAATTCCAGCAGTCTGGAGGACCAGTGCCGGAAAGTCAATCTGTAAAAACTTTATGGTGTTCGGTATCTGCTCGTGCGTCACTCTCATACTTATACACCTTCTTCTGCCTCAAAACTTTGTTCAAGAAGTCTCTCGTTGTCCTTGCTAAACGCCTTGATATAGCTTTGTTTTATTGGTCTGATAAAATGTATGCCGTCTGCTGATTTCGCACGTGAAACAGCCACGTAGAACTGTCCTGGATCCCAACAGCAAGGGTCAATGTTGATTTTTTCAAATGTCTGTCCCTGTGATTTATGAATGCTGATTGCCCAGGCAAGTTTTACCGGGAACTGAGAGAAAGAGCCTACTTTCTTACGGACAATCTTCTCTTTCACGATCTTCCGACCATCCTTTTCTTGTTCGGATTCCTCAATAACCTGTTTCTCAATGTCTTTATTGTATCTATATAAGCTAACTGTTTTGCCCTTATCAGTTTTGATAACCAGATAAGATTCTTTAAATTCTCCGTTTTCCACAATTTTCTGAATGATGCCAATCGTTCCATTAACGTAGTTTCCAGACAAATCATTGACTGTAATCATCACTTTTGCACCGATGTTAAGAATTAAGTCCTCTCTGGCAAATGCAATGTTCTTAATATCGGCAGATGTTAGCTCGCCGTCAACTGCTGCATGAAACACTTTTTCGGTCTTTTTATCCAACTTGCCAAGGAAAGTATTGTTAATTCTGTCAGCTTCTGCATTAGTGCCAACCAAGAACGGCGCTTCCGGTATAACTTTGTCTGATTCGTTGTTCTCCAGATATGCAATGGATTTTCTAATATTGTTGCCATATTTAATATCATTCAGCACATACTTAAATCCCTCATCATTCTGCCTGCATACCTCATCAAGTTTGATATATTCAAATCCCATTTCTTTCCAGTATTCAGACATGAAAGCATATCCATGTTCATACTTTCCACCCTTTCCATAATCAGATCCATACATCCGACAGAGAATTTTTCGATCGTCTGTCGTAATAACTGGCGGAAGCTGGTAGAAATCACCTATCACGATTAACTGAATGTCTTCTTTGTCCTCTCCGATCAGAAGTCTGTCAACTGCTCTATCTTCATTCTCCGTGATGATCGTCTTTGCAATCATATTGAACAAATCGAACCGGCACATGCTGATTTCATCAATGATAAGAACATCTGCTTCTTTCAGAAGTTCAGCTCTGGATTTCACCTTTTTCTTATAGTCCTCAAATTTAATTGAAATATTCAATGCTCGGTGTACGGTAGTTGCCCCATATCCGATATTATCCGCTGCAATTCCAGTAGTGGCGGATACCAGAATATTTTTACCAGCTTTTTCCGCCTCATCGATGAACGTTTGGATAACCGTTGTCTTGCCTGTTCCTGCGTCACCTGTCAGAAAAACATTACTGCCAGACAGCATTGTATCTAATGCATATCTTTGCTTTTTATTGAGATCGTCTTTTTTCATTTTGTAACCACTCCTTGTAATAATTATGTCAACTGAATATTTTTGCAATATTCAGTTAATTTTGTTATAATAAATCTAATTGCATATACTTTTTAATTTTGTAACCCGTGTGTAACCGGCTTTTTTAATCCACTGGTTACGCCACAAACCCTTATTTTATGCGGGCTTCAGAGGTGTGTAACCGTGTAACCAATGTAACCAAGGTTTTTATATAGGAGAATCACTAGAGTATATGTTTTTTATACACTCTCAAACTTTCTCCTATAGGATGTTTTTTTTCGTGTTACAACGGTTACATGGTTACAAATTACGAAAACGGAACATTTGTTTCGGCATCAGATGGCAGAAAACCAGTTTCAATAACCTCATTTTCTTGCTCGTTTTCAAGACTTTTTATATCAACAATCTTTACTGCAATAAGTCTCATTACACTTCCACCGTCTCTTTTTAGTACCGTATCTCTTTTTCCTGTGTGCTTGATTAACTCTCGATTAATCGCCCAGGCCGAAAAGGCTTTTCTGGAGAATCCATTGTTCTTCAAAAGGTTTTCAAGAGGTTTCGGATAAAAATATACATATACATCTCCATATTCATCTGGCGTTTCCTTGAATCCCCACTGATCACAGCTAAATTGCGCATCAAAGTGCTGCCCGTACACTGAGAGACTTTCAAGAATGAATTCATAGCATCTCTGACCTTCTGATACATCTTTCTTGCGTGTAGGTATGTCTACAACGTCCTCGACCGTCAACTCACGTCCATCCTTAAATATGAAATCTGTAGCTAATTTGTCAGCCAGCAGAAGTGTAGATATTGCCATTACCTGCTTTGCTGGAAAGTCATATCCGTCAAAACCTTTCTCAATTTCGGCTTTCATTTCTTTCAGATCATCCGATGTGAACTGTTTGAGATTTCCAACGAACACTCTTCCAGCAAAGCCGTAGTTCTTCACGACAATGCCGTTAATCTCTGCTGGATTCTCGTAAATATCCTCGTAACATTCAATTTCAATGATTCTGTTGATAGCTCCGCCGGAATCTGCAAATTCCGAAATAGGGTTCTCGCCGTTGCAAATAGTCACATTACTCCATGTATTTTCCTTAGCTGCTCCGAGGTCCTTATTTGAACGTGCTTTTCCTTTGCCAGAACAGAGATTGTAAATCAATGTTTCGTAGTTATCCCGGATATACTGAGAAGCGTTCTTTGAGTCATCGAGAATCATCGGAAAATTATTAAGCACATCTGCTCTGGTCTCCAATGATGTATCTGTTGATCGAAAGTTTCCAACGTAAGCTCCCGGCGCAGGATTTCCCCAAACAGAAGCAGCTATATTGATTGTTACTGTCTTTCCACCGCCTGTCTGTCCGTAGAAGTCCACGATGAACGGCAGCACATCAAGTGGCTGTATAAGGACACTTGCAAAAGATGCTGCCAGTGCTATTCGTGGTTCTAATCGTCCGCACGACCGCAGCTGTTTAGCTAGAGTTACCCATTTGAAGTAATCTCCATTTTCCTGTATGCTTTGGAATAGTGTTTTAAAGCGGTATTCGCCATCAAAAACAATTGAAAGGTCGTAAGGGACAAATACATTGCCATGCCACCCCAACTTGCTTGTAGAGTGCTGTATGTCGATCATATCGGCATTGTACATTTCAACATCCGCCAGATACTTTACGAGAAGCCTTGCATTCTCTGAGTTGACCTGCACCCCGAACCTTGCAAGATTAGTTATTGCCCTGGAAGTCACAATGTCAATTTTTGGAACAGTTATTTCTGTCCAATATCCATCCCTTTTAAAAGTCACCGTGATCTGTTCCTCTCCTGTCTCGATGTTTTTTAGCCGACGTATCGGCATGATTGGGTGGTGACATACAAGTTCTCTTGCCTTAGATGTTTCAGAGGAAAATATTCCGTTCTCTGTAGCTATCCAGCTACCACAAGCCATGTTAGGATATTCCTTATCAACAGAATCAGGATAAAAGTTTGTGATGTTTTCAACTAACTGCATAGAACGATTTGCTTTTTCTTCTTTTTCCTTTTCCTGTTCTGCTTTCTGGAATTCCTTTATGAATTCTTCTACTATATGCTTCGCTTTCACACTTTTTGCCCGGTCCATCAGCTTAAACTTGATTTCTGAACGGTCAATTTTACTTTTTACAGAAAAAAGTTCTTCATACAGCTGCTTTTCCATAAAGTCTTGCGCTTGTAAATTTTCAATGTTTTCAAGAATTTTTCTCACCTCCTGACTTAACAGATAGCAATTCATGTCTGCTTTTTTCTTTCTCAAGATTAAACTGGCACATATACCACTCTTCTGAATCAGGAGGGAACGTTTTTAGTGCTGTTTCGTACATAAGTATGTTCTTTTCTACCTGCTCAAGCTCGTTTGGGACCTGAACGGGATTGTACTTTTTCGTTTTAATATCCCGCATTTCATGTCTGATCTGGTTGCGACTTTTACCTTTTTTAGAGATATAAGTACCGCCCAGCTCGATAAATGCAGTGCTAAAAGGAACGGATTCGTATTGCATTACGAAATCAAACACATCGCCACCGGTTCCGCAGCCAAAACAGTAAAAGGAATCATCGTAGATTTTGCAGGATGCTGACTTTTCTTTGTGAAAAGGGCAACATATAAATCCTGCTCTATTCGGCCTTAGCCCGTACCTGGAGAGAATTTCTGACATTTTTACCGACTGTTTGATTTCTTCCTTAGTCATGACAGCAGCTCCACAATCCGCCGCCCGGTTTCTTCTTTTGCACAGAATTCAAATCGAACTCCGTATCTATCCCTGATTGTGCAGAGAGATTTATATAACTGGCAGCCATCAACAGCCTTATCAGAAATTACAGTCTTTACTCTCTTACCGTTTACCGTCTTCCAGATGACTTTGTGTTTTCTTGGGTTCTCCCAAAAATACACATCACCAACTGATTTGATATCTGGCCCGTGTTCGCATAGGATAATCAACTGAATACCTGATTCACGTGCTCTGATAAGCTCTGCTTTGAATCTTTCATGCTGCTGGCAGACATTTCCACAAAGCTCTTGCAAATCCTTTTTACGGTCAATACAGAGTTTTGCATTGTCCAGCGATTGATAATCTCCGCAATACAATTTCGAGCGAAAATACTGCACTCCAAGGTCATCAAACTGTTTTTGAATCCGTTCCCATTCCTTTTTGTGTTCTCTTGTGTCTACTTGTATAACCATTAAAAACACATCCTTTTAATTGAACGGAAGGACATCATCTGCCACGCTGTCTGGAATACTCATGAAGTCCGTACCTGCCGGATTCGATCCCATGATAGCTTCTTCTTTCAGATGATCGTCATAGGCTTTTGTGGTACGCTCTTCTGGGATGTCTGCATCCTTAATTCCCTCAATACTTCGGAACCATGCGAGTTTGTGACGCTTCACTTCTTTATTGTCGTACCAGTCTCTCTCCAGACGGAAGATGCCGCCGATCAGTTTTCCTTTAAACTGCTGTTCGAAGTTGTCACCCCACTTAACAGCAAAGCCCGGATTTGACTTTTCTACGCATGTGATAAATGTTTTAAGGTTGCGGACACCATACTCTACGCTCTCGTCAATAACCATGTAGTTTGTACCGGCATTCGGATATTTCTTGTCTGGACGAATATCATTCTCAAACTGCTTCATAAAGTACCCTGCCTGCTCGTCTCCTTCTGCGAAATCAAACAAGATAACGAGCATATCAAGCCCACCCTGGGATTTTTTCTCTGATACCTGCTTAATTACCATTTTGTGTCCGCCAAGAGCAATCGGTTCAAATTCTCCTGCTGCCTGTGTTGCATCATACGCTGTTGGTTTATTCATCTTTATTCTCTCCTTTTCCTAATTCGTAGTAATCTCTAATAATCTTATCAACTTCTGCAAGGTCGTTATCAATAGTTAAGCTGTCAAACATACCGATCGGGGACTTACTTACCGCTCCCTGGCTGGACTGAGTGACAAATAAGTGTTTTCCACTCTCTTCGATGCAGCGGAGAACAATCGTAAAAAGACCTTCTAAACAAATCTTTTCGTCAAGTAGCTTTCCGATGGTTTTTGGCTTCACATCTCCAGAATCATCCTTTTCTTCGTGCATCATCATATATACGATCTTGTCCTGCGGCACTTTCGTGACGATAAACTGGATTAACTGCCAGAAGTAATCCCCGATGTCATTGTACAGAGCGAATACCGCATTGCCTTTTCCGGCAGAAGCGTGTCCACGCATAAAGTGGTTTGTGATAAGATATCCTGCATCATCAATCACAATTGACTCCGCTTTTGATGCGATCAGGCACTTCATTACCTGCTGGTAATCATCTGTAAACCATCCGTCAATCTTTCCTTTAAACGGAAGCGGTTTATTCAATACTCTAATAAGATTCCAGTGTTCATTCTGGCAGTTTCTAAGACTGGTACTCTTACCAGAACCAGATTTTCCAATAATTAATACGGGTGTTGCCATTGCTATTCCTCCTTGTCATAAACCACATGCTTGCTGCCCTCAATAATCAGCAAACTTGCGATATCCTTCATTGATAAGGTTGATTCGTTATAGATTTCAACCAGCGCGTTGTAAGCACCTGTTGATACTTTCACGACTGGGTTATCTTTATCGGTTGCAGGCTGCTTCTTCCTTGCCGGAATACGGATTTCAAATTCACTCACTGATATTTTCCTCCTTATATGATTTCTGAGCCGTTAAAAGCCCGTTCAGAGCCTGTACGTAGCTCGCCAATGTTCTTGCCTTGTATGATTCTTCAATAGGGTTATCCGGGACTGTGGCAAGCTGTATATCAATCAGTCTCAGAACCTCATTAATTCTCTCATCCATGTTCACACCGCCTTGAAAAAACAGTACAGGTTGTCTGATGCATCTCCGAACTTCTCTCCGTCGATATCTTCGGCTTTGTGGTACTCCACATGGTCCAGAGACATATCGCAGTTTTCATAATCCAGAATGTAATCACCTCTGGATTGAAGCTCTCTGAGCAGTTCATTAATACATCCTGCTATCTCCAGACTGGGAAGAAGTTTCATAATTGCTATCTGCTTACTCATTTGGGCACTTCCCATCTATCAGAAGTTCCAACAGGAAAGCTTTGATTATTCTGAGGCTTTCACGACTTTCTTTCTCATAAAATGGGTTAAAAGATACGTTTTGGTACAAATCCCATTTAAATTTGTCTTTGAGAAGGAGAACATCTTCTTCCCTTTTAACCCCTCTTACTCCCAAACCGTAGCCCGAAAAATCAAAGGTGATATTTGCTGCCGGAACTTCATTCACAACTCTTTTGCATAATCCATATATTTCATCAATCTCTTTTTCGAACATCTTCTTATCCTCCTTATTTCCTACTGCCAGTCTGCTTTCATCTGACGCACCGCCCATGCTGCCGAGATACCGAAAAAGATGTTCAGCCAGATAGGTATATCCACATATTTCCCGGCAAGCATACAAACAGCAATTAGCATATACTCTTTCATTTTATTTTATTTCTCCCAGAATCCACGCAAGGTTGCTTACTACCAGTGCGGCGACTGTCACAATCCATGCAGTGAACCATCTTTTTGACTTTTTCTTACTTTCTTCGACAATTTCAGTCGCAAGTGCTACTTCGATGTCAGCCCATGTAAACTGACTTTCGTTTTTAATTTCACTCATATCTAGCTAATTTCTCCTTATTTTTTCTTATTTGTCTTTACAATTAGCAGATAGAGAACTATAATGTATCTATCCACTAAGGTACTTTAGTGGTGCAAAGCTCCGGGGTGGAGGTGTCGTCTCCCTCCGGGGCACTCACTTATTGAGAGCCTCTTTGCCTTTCCAGACATGTCCGGTCACTTCATAGACTTTCCTAGGACTTATGATGTATGTGATTCGTCCACCGGAAAGGCTTTTTGCTGGCTTGTTGTTCTGCACAGCCACGCCGATTGGCAACCATCCATACACAATCCCTGCCCGGATTGCTGTAATAGGAAGTCCGATCAGTTGACTCGCGTCGGCTACGGTCAGGATTTCTGATGAGAATTCTGGCATCTGTGGAATGCCTGATATGATTCTCGCAACCTCTGCGGCGAACTGATGAATCTGTGCATTCTGCTCTACGTAATTATCAACTGCACTCATATAAACCTCTTTTCTAACTGATACTCATTTGAGCGTTACAGTCACGTATCATCATTACTGTATTGGTGCATGGATGCCAATTTCTGACATATTCCATAGATTCTTCAAATCTCAGCTTAGGAATGTTATTGCGGGCATTTACTGTGAAGTAAGTCTTTATATCCCTGTTGCATTCAGCAAATACTTTCTTGCCAATTTCCTTGTAAGCATTTGATTCTTTCCCACCAAGGTGAGCAATTACGACACTTGACACTAAGTCCCTAATAGCTTCCTGCTGTGCATAGTCAATAGTCATGGTGTTTTCAAGTCTGTTAAGCCGTTCTTCGTGATCTAAGAATCCTGTCGCAATAACCTGTATCTGTTCAACTGTCGTCAGTGGTTTCCGGTATGAACCTGTCTTTCGAATTGTTGGAAGAACCTCGCTTGTTACCCAGCGTTTGAATCTCTTAGCTGATTCAAGTTTGCTCCCGAAGATGAGAGAGTAGAGGCCGGATTCGTTGATAATCGTTACTTCGCGTCTCTGACCTGCGTACTCAATTTGGGTATTCAGCTTATCTTCTTCACTGACATGTTTAGGAACTGCATTCTTAGGATTTGCGTATCCTAATGATTTCGCTACATCAATTCCGACAAACCAAGGTTCATTATCAATAGTTATTGTTCGGATATCTCCGAATTCTTCTGAATTAAAAATCTGTAATTCGTTCATTTATACTCCTTTCTGCTCTGGAATTTTCGGTTCAAGAAACTTGTCAGTCCCAACAGATAATGCCCCGCAAATTAATTCGTATTCATCGAAATCTAATCTGCGATTTCCATTGAGAGAAAGATTGAGTTTCTGAACAGGAATGCCAGTTTTATTGGCGACAAATGTCTGTGTTATGCCGTTGTTCTCAAGGTATGATTTAATTTTTTTACCAACGCACATTTTCATTTCTCCTTTCTGTTTGAATTTCGTTCTCATCGAACAATTACAGTATAACTTCGAAATATCCGAATGTCAAGAAGAAATTTCGAGAAAATCGAAATTATTTTATTGACAGTTCGAAATTTATATATTATTATTAATCATGAAAGGAGGAACCGATAATGACATTTGGCGAGAAAATCAAGCAAGCCAGAACGGCAAAGAAGCTGACTCAGAAGCAACTTGCAGAAAAAATCAATGCAAAGCATAATTCAATTAGTGACTGGGAAAAAGATAAATGCAAGCCAGACATGGACACTATTGAACTTCTATGTGGCGTTCTGGAAGTAACACCGACATACCTCATGGGTTCTAAAAGCGATGACGATTATGCAATCATAATTGGAAATCTTATGTCAGAACCTGACATCTTAGATTTTATCGAGGAATACAAAGCACTCGATAAAGAAGATAAGAAAGCAATAAAACAAATAGTTTCATCGCTAAACAAAAAGAGCAAGGGTTAATCCCCTTGCTTCTTTGATTTTAGATATTTGATAAGAATTGTATAGACAAATTTTAACTTGCCCTCATTTTCAGTATTCTCTATCATCTCAATAATCTCTTTCTTATAATCCATAAATAACCCTCCCTGTACAACTACCACCTACACTACAGTATATGTCCGGCTGTGGGAAATAGAACCGAACATTAGTTCGTTTTGCTATTATACCACCTATTCCGACTCTTGGCAACTGCCAATGATATACATGGACTCTCACTATTTTATAGAAAAAAACATTTCTTATTCATCTAAATCACTCTATTTCGTTCTAAATCTTTACAACATGCTCTTAAAATGATAAAATAAAAATACCACGAATAACCGTACTTTACATAATATTGCAAAATCAGCGGTACAAAATACATAATCCGCATGGAAAGTGCGAAGCGTGGCGAAAACATATCAGGAGGGTGTTTATCATGAATGAAAAGAAAAAATATTGTAAGCACTGCGGAGAACTTATTGACGACGACTGCGTAGTGTGTCCTAAGTGCGGAAAGCAAGTAGAGCAGTTGACTTCTAACAACAGAGACATCATCATTAATAATTCTGCATCTTCCTCTGCATCCTCAGCGGCGAGCTCAGGTACACCGTATATAAAGCGGAAAATGCCATGGTATCTCAGTTGGTTCTGGATTTTAATATTGGGTGCTTGTTCTGGCGGAATATATTGGATTGTAGGAATTGTAATGAGAGTAAATTGGAAATCACATAATTAAATAAAAACCGCCCCGGCATTGGCGTACTGGGACGGCGTTTATACATCTCCGAAGAGATGCTATACTCTGGCAAAACATATTGTATCATCTTCGGAGCAGTCGAACAAGACAGAAAATTTGTTCGGCTGTTATTTTTATACCTAAAAACAGCTACATAAAGAAAAGAGGAATAAAAATGGCGAAGAAAAGAAAGAAATATCCAAAATTGCCGAATAACTTCGGCAGTATCCGTTATCTTGGCAAGAACCGGAGGAACTGCTTCGCAGTACATCCACCAGCTACACCGGACGATACTGGCAAACTAAAACGTCCGCCGGCAATCTGCTACGTAGACGACTGGATAAAAGGCTTCACTGTCCTGACAGCATACAAAGCCGGCACGTATCAGCCCGGCATGGAACGGACTCTTGAGGTGTCCCCTACAACTGACATAGATACTCTTATAAGCCGCTTGATTGCCGACTACAATACAATCAAGGGCGTAGAGGATAAGCACCCGGAAATCAAGAAATTGACGTTCTCAGAGGTATATAAACAATTTTATGCGTGGAAGTTCCCAGAGGGGACAAAACTGTCATATAGTTCAAAAGAAGCATACCGGACAGCTTATACAAACTGCGTCGTTCTGCACAATCGCATATTCGAAGATTTAAAGGCTCCTGATATGCAAAAGGTTATTGATGATTGTAAGCTGAAAAAGCAAAGCCAGATGGCTATTTTGACTCTGTTCAAGCAGATGTACAAATATGCAGTCTACTCAGAAATTGTGACAGAAAACAAGGCGTTATATGTCCATGTCAATGCTGATAATGACACCGAACATGGAACGCCATTTTCTGATCAGGAGATGCAGGTACTGTGGAATAATACTGATGATCCAGAAGTGCAGCTCATTCTTATTATGTGTTACTCTGGTTGGCGGATCGGGGAAGTGCTAAAACTTACAACCAACCTGGAAGAGAAATACTTCCAAGGCGGCATCAAAACAAAAGCCGGTAAAAATAGAATTGTTCCGATACATTCTGCTGTGTACCGTTTTGCTGAGCAGAAAGTATTGACGCAAGATGGAAAACTATGCGTATATACTCAGCAACATCACAGAAAAGCACTGTTCTATCCTACACTGGAACGATTAGGAATAGTCGGTGATCCGAAACACACGCCGCACGACTGCCGACACACCTTTTCTGCACTGTGCGAAAAATACGGTGTCCGGGAGAATGACCGAAAACGAATGCTCGGCCACTCCTTTGGTGGAGATGTTACAAATGCGGTATATGGTCACAGGACACTGGAAGAACTTCGGACAGAAATAGAAAAAATAAAAGTTCCATTTGTGACTAACTGTGACTAACGGAACCCATTTTAATCTTTCTAAAACAACCGAAATATCATTATCGAAATGCCGGAAACCCTATTAAAATCAACGTTTTCAGCGATTTTGCAAGGATTTCCCACATTTCATTTTCATTATTCTAATTTTATTGATTGTGACTAACAAATGGAATTTAGAAGAATGCGCAAATGCCTGTAAATACAGTGTTTTTGCCACTATTATATTAGGAAACAATATTTTTATTTGTGACTAACGCGTGACTAACGATAACAGTCTAAAACCTCCGAAATGATACAAAATATGTTTAAAGATAAAACTCCCGGGGTTAATTCCCCGGGAAAATCATTTAGAAATATCTGTAATTCTAGTGAACGTTCCTTTCGGGACAAACTCAAAAACAAACCCCTCTGTCGGATGCGGGATGCGGATGAAGTACCATTTCAGCCCTGAGCTGTCGGTTTCTGTGTACTTCATCACCTCTACAACTGCACCTTTTTTCAGTTTTGGGAACAGCTTTGATGAGCTGTTTTTGTTTGATTTTGTATAGCATTTTGTGTCCTTTTTTATCTGTGCAATGTAGGCTCTGGTGTTCTGTTTTTTGACTACATCCGAGTCTGAAACTGACGTTGTATTTTTAACTAAACTGTAATTTGGAGTGCAGAATTTTGTTCCGGGAAGTTTGCTGTTGTAGTAACTCTTCTGGCAGACCCCGCCACCATTTGCGATAATTGTAGAGCCGCCGGAAGTATTTCCTTCAACTGTCCAGAACCGATCTCCTGATACCTTTATTACGATTCCGGTGTGTGTAAATGCGCCATTTCGATAAAAGATAACAATATCTCCAACTTTCGGATTGCTGTTCAAGGTAAACAAATCCGCCATTGTCGGGCAGTAAACGTATGGCCAGTGCTTTAAAAGCTTCTTCGCTGTGTCTAAGCCGAATGCTTTCATCATGCACCATGAGACAAATGCAGCGCACCATGGCTGTCCTTGATAATCTGGCTTAATATCTCGCCAATATTTCGTATAATTATTTTCTCCGGCATTTGCTGTCTTACTATCAAGCTGATTATTACTTGCCTTTTCAAGATATCCGATTTCATTCTTTGCGATCTGGATTAATTTATTAATTGCGTTCATGCCTGTTTCCTCACTTTCTGGAAAATATGTTTTTAATGCGTTATAAACAAACCTCTGCCTGTCCTTATATGTTCCTACCTGATTCCCTGTGTCCGTCTGGCAAGCTGTATAGAGATTATCGAGCGTATATGGTTTCTGGGTCTTTGCCAAAATCCTCATTACTGCTCCCTGCCCGCCTTGGTGCCTAAAGTTCACACACATAGCTTGCGCTCTGGCGTCAGTAACGCCCTGTTTAAGTGCTTCTTCTGCATAGGTAGCTAATTGTTCATCCATAAGGCTATCTTGGCATTTAACGCCCAAATCGGACGAAATAAGAGCAACTATGGTATCAGCAAGCTGTGACACTCTGGAAATATTGAAACATTCCCAGTTTGCGGTCTGGACCTGTTCCAGAAGTCTGACCTTGTCTATCTTCTCCCACTGTTCCGGGTCGGCATCGTAAATTCGTTCTAGAAGTGTTTTAGCTTCGGTTGCGTACCACTGTCCTGCCCCGATTGTAATTGCGTGTTCTTCAGAAGAATTGGTGTAGGCTTCTGTGAAGTCCGAATAATCCTGTTTCCCATAGGCCTGTCCACCGGTTTCGACCGCATAAATAATCTTCCTGAGAACTGTTTTCTGTTCGTTTGTCATGTGTAAATCTCCTATATTTTATACTGACACAATTAGACTATTTTTATCTGGATAGGTATTTGTAATTTTATAAGATTCTAATTAACTAACGCCCTCTTTAGTTAATTGGTTTCCGCTTTCGGTTCTTCTTCCTTGTTAACATTCATCAGCTCATTATACTGTTCCTCTGTAATCCTGCTCGTTGCGAAGAAAATATCAATCTTATTTTTCAAATCATCTGTCAGACCGTTTCTTTCTTTAAGTTTTAATAATGTTCTATATAACATAATTACACCTCCAATTCTGTTAATGCTACTGCGTATTCGCTGTTGACATAGGCTTCTGCCGCCTGTAAATCAGTATCCTGAGTACGTGCGTCCATATCATAGATATAATCCCTCGTATCGCCAATCTGCTGTTTCACATAGTTCCAACCGTTCTCCATGCTGATTGGATAGTTGAATACTGTATATCCGTCCAACTGCTCTGAATTGACGCTGATGTTTGTAGTTGGGTAGTATGTTACAAGTGCTTTGAGCGCGGCAATCTCTTCCTTGGTGAGGTCGATTTCGGTGTGTGTGGCAAGTTTGTAAATGATTTCGAATGCATTTTTATTCGACCACTCTAAAAACTCCAATGCTGTAGTTCCGCAGACTGGCGGCACACAAATGTATATTACATTGCTATTACCTTGGCCGTCTTCTGTTGCATAAAATGAAACATGGACGCCATTTTTAAATTCTTCATCAGCTTCAATAGCAGTATTTTGCGTTACTTTTAAATGTGAGCATTCAGCAATAATTTCACCATGTACTTTTTTATACATATTATTATTGTCAAATTTATCATATGTAAATAATGTTTTTTCATCATCCTTCCTTCTGACACTTAGCAATGAAGGATCAAATTTTAAAACACACCTCACCAACTTTCCACGTTCCACATCCACATAATCCGCAATATACTGTTGACCATCAATTGTGACGTTGCCGCCTGACTCTACGGGGATAGCATTGAGGGTGTATGGGAGAGTGACGGTCTGTTCGTGGTAGGGTTCGTAGGTGGTTGGAGTAGAACCTTTTTCAAGCTGAATATTGGTAACTATAACATCACCTGAAGCAACTGCATCAAATGTAGCAAAGAATGAAACATAATACATTTGATCCGTTAAGGTGAAACCAATTTTATATGTCCCGCTTTCAGTTATATTTGAACTATCAGCTATAATTGTATTTGCACGATTTCTTATAGTAAGTCTTGAAACTCCTTTGACAATTAATAAATTTGCAGATAATGTATATGTTTCACCTATTCTTAATTTAGAAAAATCCAAATATGTCTTTGAAGAACAATAGACTACATCTTTCTTGGTGTATATTCTGAATCCATTTTCTACAAATTCAATTCCAGCTACGTCAGGACCATTTATTATTGTTTCTTTATAATTCAGTAAATTCTTCCCGCACACCTTCACTGTCGGATTCACAACGCTCTTAATCTCCTGCGGATAATCAGGGTTTGGGCTTGGAATGCCGCCGGTGTAGGGTTCGAAATCATCGTAGGTGGCAGATGTATCGGTCGTGATCATTGGTTTGAAAAGTAAATTATTGTATGTCTCTACATCATAATAAATTCTAACAATATATTCTCCACTTTTAGGTATCACAAATTCAACACCACTCGAATAATCGTTTTTATATGCAACGTTATCAGGTGTTCGCAGTTGTAAATAAGCTTTGCCTGGATTCGCGGGGCATCCTGCCATTTTATATTTCTTATCTTTTATAAGGTACACCGTGCCAAGAGTAAAAACAGAAGGTGTATTCGCATTACTACCATTCAATGCATATGTTCCATCTCCATTATTGGTACAAGTAACCATATTCTGTGTAGTAGTCTGCAAAGTCGCATTCAGCAAATTCTTCCCACTGTACTGTTTCTGCTCAGACTTCCCATACAGCATCATATCCATGATTTTGCCATTATCAGAATCAGCAAGATGAGTTTCGCCCTGATTTGATGCATAGAATTTAGTGATTTTGGTGGATAAATCTTCCTTTAGCGAAGCAGTTTCCGTTTTCAGTGAAGCAATATCCGTCTTGTTCTGCTCAATCTGCTGTGCCTGTTCTGTCGTGGCTCCGGGCTTGACTGGATTCTTTTCAAGGTACTCATTCACTGCATTCTTGATTTCTTCCGGCGAGATTTCACCACCCATCCCTTTTAAACATAATTCATACAAATATCTCTCTGCGGGTAATCGGCTTCGGTATATCCCCTTTATAATCTCCTGTCAGATATGCGAGGTACTTCTCTTCTCGCGTAATTGGTGTATCTGCCATAATGTCTCCTTTCACAGTATGTTCGGACTATTAGTTATTAGTTATAATTATAGCATAATCAAGAGAATTAACTCTCGACCACTTAAAATTGAAATTTTGAGGTTATTTGGCAAATAAGGGCTTATTTCGGTTTTTTCGGGAAAATGCGCTCTTATTTGTGATTTTAGGCTTCTTATTTGCAAAAATTAACATTAAAATAAGCAAAAAGAGCCGATGGAAGTGAGATTTTACAATGATTATGACATCACATACTCAATTAATTTCTGTGGTGTGCTGAATGTTCCCATACCCTCTACATATATATCTTTTGTATAGTTTCCCGAACTTCCCGAAATATTTGGAAAATTTTCATTGAAAGAAACAGCAGATAATCCATCATAGCTGTAAGGACCACTTCCAAAGCCGCTAAGGAAACTATAATAGCCATCGTATTTGTTTTTTCCTACGCCTAAATATGCATATTGTTCTTTTTCGTAAGTTACATTTCCGTCCTTATCCCACTGTTGCCATGTTCTTTTCACAAATTTTCCAATGCTAGGTGCATATTTACTAGAAAATGTTGCTTCGAAAAGTAGGTATGCATATACAAAATATGAATGCCATGGAGGTGTTGAGCCCGATACATTGACCAAAGAAGCACCAGCATTTCCTAGTTCTGTTATTGAATAGTTGCCGTTTTCTGATACGTTCATAATGGCTTCGCTATATTCGCAAACATAAGAATTTCCGTCAGAATCGCGTCCTGTAAATCGTGTAAAGATTCGAAGCAATTCTTTTGGAGAATCATCGCTTTTCTTCCAGAGAAGTGTATCACCGCCATAAATCTCGTCTGTATTTACACCATTGATGGGAAAATCTTCAATTTCCTGTCTGTTCAAAAACGCCTTATATATCATCCAATCAGCCCTCCTTAAATGTGAAATACAATGTATCTGTTCGGTCAGTTCCTGCGGCTACAAGAGCGTCGTAATCAGCTTTCTTGATTCGCTTTATGCACCTTAATTGTGCCTTTTTTAATTGCCCGGAAGTACTACCAGAATCGCCAGAACCGTCCGTAAAATCATCAATCATTGCCGGTGAAAATTCAGAATCCGAACCGTCTGTAAATTCTGCATAACTGATTGTCGGCATTTCAGATCGTGTAAGGTTAACCGTTCCAGATATTTCAGGAGTATATTTTCCTAACTGCTGACTGTTGCTATTAAACGGTGCATTATTGGCAGAATAGGTGTCAATCATGTCTGTAGCGCCGATTTTAAGCGTCCTGCTCATAATGTATGAATGAACGTACCATTGCAGTTCTGTAGGCTCCTGATCGTCGTGCTGAATCTGCTTCTTATAGTAGAGTTCGACTGCCTGTCCAACCATGTTCAGTGGGTTTCCCTGAACATCGGCGGTATATCCCTGCGCACGGTAATATTTCCGTAAATCTTGATTTACGAATACGCCATAGCAGATTTTCATAATCGGTTCAGCCCTTGAAATACCGCCATATTCATCAGCATCCCAAACATAATTCAGCCAGTCTTCATTTCCTACAAAGAAGCTATTTCTGTTGTAATAAACGTTGTTATCATACGCTTCTTGCGCTGTATAGTCGCCTTGCGTAAAGCCAAAGGCTCTATTCGGGTCGGGGTCACAAAATATAATATTCGGGAACCAGATTCTGCCCTCTTTTGCGGTAAAACTCTTGAATGTATCAAGATGTACTTCTTCGTTATTGTAGTATTTATAAATGTTCTGATTACCGGTGGTCTGCCCGTATCTGTAACTGTTCTGGCGAAGTTTCAGATACTCAAACTTGCCGTCCCTGTTCATCCAACCAAAACGGTCATTCTGCAAGCATAAATCTTTCAGAATATTTACTACGTTCATTTCATTTGAATTATTCGTATCAGGCACATAGGTGTCGTCCCAATGCAACTTTGTACTGACCTGTTCAAGCCCTAAAAACTCAAATAATTTATCCCTGAATTGCTTTTGAGTCAGCTTTTTCTTCTTATCAGTCGTCTGGTTTTTATACCACCTTGCAATGTCAGTATTTCGTAATTTATACAGATAATCGTATGCGATAAAATTACGTGTCAGGGAATTTGCTTTCCGCTCTGCGCTGTCGATTTCGCCTGTGAAGATTTTGATTTTTGTTCCTTTTCTCTCGATGTAAACTTCGATTTTCCCAGACGGATAAAACTCTTCCGAAGTGCCATTGAACTGATCGTGGTGAGCCTGAAACGTTATCTGATTGCAGACACAACCGCCGAAAATGAAATAGCTTTCAGAGCAAATAGACTCCTGCAAAGTGAGTGTATTCTGGTCGATATTTTCATTTGTAAGGTCGGCAAATTCGCCATTAATCCAGTGTACCGTTACTTTTATTGGCTCGGTTTTCTCCTCTTCAACATCACCAGAGCCGTCGCTTGAACTATCATCAAATGGGTTCTTTCCATCGTTTGTGACTTTGATTTGAAAGCTATCAGAGCCGATAAATTTAGAAACTCCATTAGCTGTCACATTATAAGAAACAGTGATGGTTTTAGAACCTGCGGTGGAGCTATCGAAACCAGAAATGTCATAATCTGTGATTTCTTTCTCGGTTCCATCCTGTCTTACTTCTGCGACAGTCAGCCCGGACGGGTCGAATGACTCTCCGATTTTGTAGTAAACTTTTGACGGAAAACTTGTAATTCGGATTCCTGAAAGGTCGTATACAGTCACTTTGAAAGTGGCGGTATGGGTTTTATAGGTTACTGTGATTGTTTTTTCGCCAACAGAAGAACTATCAAATCCAGATACTTCAAATCCACTTGTTTTTGTTTCTGATGTGCCATCAGTATATTTAACAAGGATGGATAATCCAGTTGTGTCGAACACATCTCCTTTCGGATATTCGATTTTTGTAGGCATGGTTTTTACTTCGATTCCAGAAATATCTACCACAAGAATACTGAAATCTACGGTCTTTTCATCGAATGTAACCGTTACAGTTTTGCTTCCGTATGCGGACATATCCGGGCTTGATAAGGTATATCCTGTTGCCTGTGTGGACGTGTTGTCGGCGTAATAAGCAGTAATCACAAGACCTGTAGCGTCAAATGGTTCACCTACGAAATATCTAGTTTTGGTAGGCATATGGGAGACTTCAATTCGAGTTGCCAGAATTAACCATGTAATTGTGCCTGTTGCTCCCCACGGCGAGCCAGAAATTTCATTAGTTTTCTTATTTAATGTGATATTTGTTGTCACGGATGTTTTGAAAGCGTTTTCGCCAATGCTTGCCACGCTCGCAGGAATAGATACATTTGCAAGTTGAGTATCTTTGAAACATTCTGCTGGAATAACTGTAATACCATTTTCAATAGTTGCAGATTTTAATGCTGAACATTTTGAAAAAACAAGAGTCCTTGAAAAAACCACATCCTTTTTCAAAGTAATGTTTTCTAAACTGGTTGTATAAAATATTTTGTCAATGTCTCCGCCCCGAATGGTTAAGCTTTTGCAGTCTGGAACTCTTATATTAGCGTCGAATGCTATGTTTTTTCTTCCAATTTCTATATAATCAAGAGTTATGCCAGAAAAAGCATAATCCAAAGCCCACAATGACTCTGGAAACACAATATTCTTTAATGAATTACATCCTTCAAAAGAACCTTCTCCAATCTCTTCCAGACCTTCATGGAAAATTATTTCCGTTAAATTCGGGCAAGACTTGAAAGCGTCGCTGTATATAGCGCTCACTGACGCTGGAATCTCAAGCCTTGTTCCTAAAAATATAGGAAAACTATCTGTATCAATATATGTGATTGTATTTGGAAAATTAATATCTACTAATGACTTAAAATCGCCGCTAAACGAGCCTACTACTTCTGTGATGCCGTCTTCAAAAAATAAAGTTGTACATCTTGTGTATAAATTGTTCGGGATATTTATGTTCTCTAAATTATCCGACAAACTATCGGTAAGTTTTCCAGTTCCAGATATGGTTAAAGTATTTGTATTAGGATCAAAATTAGCGGTTACATCCTCGTAATTTGGCGAACCAATATGAAGCAAAAGTGAGCTGTACACAGAAACGTTCACTACGCCTATTACATTAAAATATTTGACACTAATAGGAATTGTTCCGGATTCTGAAAGAACTTTATTTTCAACGACATAACCACTTTCTATTCTTTCTGAACCGTCTGAGTATTCGACAGTTATAGCTGTAACTTTTACCTCTGTAGTATCACCTACGAAATAAATTCCAGAAGTACTTTCTATGTTTGAGATTCTTTCTGGATGCATAATAGTAACTTCAAATGTACAAGTGAAACTGCCATAATGAACTGTAATTTCACATTGCTTTGGAGAACTACTGTCAAAACCAGAATATGTACAATCTTTTGTGACATCTATAGTGTTTCCGTCACTTGCCGTTGCCGTAACCACAATGCCTGTAGAATCAAATTCTTTTCCTATGTGATAATTTACCTTGCTTGGCATAGTCGTTACTGATATGGTGGTAATAGAAGCTTCTGAGACGGTAATCTCAAACGTTGTGGTTTTGCCAGATACAGTAACGGTTATGGTCTTTGTACCTGCGGAACTGCTGTCAAATCCTGATAATTCATAATTGGTGATGGTTTCTGATGTTCCATCATTGTATGTTTGAGACACTGCAAGGCCTGTGCTGTCAAATAATTCGCCCTGATAGTACGTGGTCTTATCTGGCATTTTTGACACAGTAATTCCAGTGACATATTTGTCAACAAACTTCTCATAGCTGACTTTCTGTGATACACCTGCGTTCTTTACCAGAATTGAAACCGGAACCGTAGAAGATACGGAAAGAGTTAGGGTTGTTGTGGCTTTACCGTCGGTGATTGACGATGTACCAGTGTATGAACTGCTTGTAGGTCTCTGAACGACATTGATAAATAATGTCTGTCCTTCTATCAAGAATACTTCGTATTTCAGCGCATATGATGAAGATGTACTTGAATAATATACATATCCTTCAACTCTGATTTTGAGGAATCTTTTTCCTGATGTGAGTGTTCCTTCCTGTCGGTAAATATAATAAACCGCGCCATCCCTGCGCCAGATTTTGAGTTGTTCGGCGTTTTGCCCGAATCCGATAAAATTGTTTCCTGAAACATATATGGTACTGGCAGTCTTGCCCGCATAGGTAAACCAATCAACACCTGTGACGCTAACTACATCATCATCGTGTTTCTTGTTGTTAACAACAGCAGTCATCCCGGCTGTCGTATTCAATAAACTGTCAAAAGATACTGTATCTGTCATAATCATCCTCCCGTCTATTTATAAAATAAAAGAGCGCATGAGCTATGACACCCATGCACTCTGGTTTAATACTCTATCAGTGCAATCCTGATGCTCGCATAAAAGATCATATTTCTTTTTTTATCAATCTCATTTACTGTGAAGTCTATATCCGGGATGTATACTTTTGCATCTTCATAAGCATTTGTCTCGTCATTCCAGTAAGTAATCTTCCCTTTTCGTTCTGCTTTATTTATGATTGCGCTGTTTATAATATTCTGGCACTGGATTTTTTCTTCGAGTGTCAGATCATCTACTGTTTCGAATTCAATCTTTGTGCGCTTGTGTTCCATTACGTCCCTGTGCAGATATCCTCTTGTATCTGACCAAGGGTCGTTTTCAAGCCTCTGGTTTGGTGTACTCTTCCAGCCGCCTTTTTTAATATACTCATGTGGGAATACCTGTCCGCCGAACTTCAGCAGCCAGCCCTCGAAATTCGAAGCGGACCCCGAACTAAATTCGCTCATATAGTCACCTACCCTTCAAAGATTCCGAAGCCCGTCCGGTTCCTGTATTGTCCGTTCTGGTCGCGAAGCCAGCGGATAAATTCATGTCCATCAATGTTAAGCGTGATGTGCTGAGGAGAACTTCCACCATTGTTCCCAGATTCCCTCAGAGCATCCATCATTGCCTGTTTCATCGTCGAAAGAGGAGACACAACCTCTGTCTCACGCTTGTTATCACCGAGGACTGCTGCAAACTCTCCGGCGTTTCGTGGCACAACTGTACCCTTTGCCAGATATGGAATCTGCGGTGCTGTCATGGTCGGGATTGTAAATCCCCAGGTGCTTCCTCCAATCTTAGGTACCCAGTTCGGAACCTTTATCTTCAAATGGTTTAAAACTCCAATAGCTGTATTGACACCTGAGATAATTCCACGAATCATTCCATTAATCAGTGCAATGACCCCATTGATAGGCACTTTCGCAATTCCTACCAGTGCTTCGAGCACGCCTTTGAAGATATTCTTTACACCTTCCCACGCACGTTTCCAGTCACCTGTAAATACGCCAACAATAAAATCAATAACTCCTCCAAGAGCTTTTAAGATTCCGGCAACTACTTCCGCTACCGAAGCAAATAATTCCAGAAATACATTGCCAACGACGCTAAGAGCACTTGCTATTTGTGGAGCCACATTGCCAATAATGAACTTAACAAGAGGCACTAATACGCTTTCCCATAACAGTTTCAGCACATCTACAATCTTTCCAATCAATTCGATTGCATTATGTATAACATCGCCTACCGGTCCCGCCATGATCTCACTAATCTTAGCTGCCAATTGGTCTAATACAGGCACTATATAGCTGTTGTAGGCATCCAAAAATACTGTGAGTATTTCAGATAGCCCGTTAGCAAGAGAATCAAAGAAAGGCTTGATATGGGCATCATACATGGCAATAAGCTCATCCATAGCAATCTGCCACGCATCTGCAATAGCTGTAATCACTGTTTCTATTGGCTGTAATGTATTCTCAATGGTCTGCTTAATCAGTTCGGCATTCTCCTGCAATGGAACTAGAAGCAGATTGATAGAGTCTCTAAGCATCTGCCCGGATAACGTCATTGCCGTCATAATGGTATCTGATATGATCTGTATTACGCTTCCTATGATGTTCTGAGTGGTCTGTCCGCCAAACACAGAGAATATATCTGCGAAAACTACCGATAAATCACCTATTTCATCTGCGATTTCTCCCGTAACATCAAACATCTTGATGATAAATTTCTTGATTCGGTCAACATTCTTTGACAGATAAGATTCTATTCCCCCAACAAGTGCAGTTGCCAGGGTAAGTCCAACCTTCGCTATTGATCCGGTTATCTTTCCAAGATTTTTAACTACCTTTTTTGCAAATTCCGAAGCAGCTTTCTTAACATCAGGATCCGTAAAGATATCTGTCAGATACTTCTTGATATTTCCAAGATCACTGATTAACTCATTCAGCATCGGTTTGTAGTCTCCAAGTCCCTCAAAGAACCCGCCCTTAAAGATGTCTCCAAGTTCTTTTAACTTTTTTGCCAGTCTTCCTACTGCGCTGCTTGCCTTGTCTGCTTCGTCTGACACATCGGCAAGCTTTCCATAATCAACCTGTCCAACATTTCCGAGGTCAATATTGTCTGCCTTTACGGTAGGCGTTTTTGTCGCACCAGATATCGCGTCCGCCGCTTCTTTTCCAATAACCTTTAATTCGTCAAACGGAGCAATATTCTTTTTTAGAGCCTTGGATTGCTTATTTAACGCGCTTGTGCTGTCTTTTGTAGAATCGGTTACGTCCTGAGTAGAATCTGCCAGATTACTCGCACCGTCCGCCGCAGTATCATAAGCATCTTCCGCAGCTGCCAAGTCTGTTCCCGTCAGACCTGCACCGCTCGTCCCGGTTTGCCCGGACGATTTATTTCCGGTTATCAACTCCGTGAAACTCTTGAAAGCGTTCGCAACAGTAGCCAATTTTGCCAGCAAGGTATTAATCACTTTGATAACAGGTGTGAAAATATTAATCAGTCCTTGTCCGACTGTAGCTTTCAGGGACTGAATCTGTAACTGCATTACCCTGACCTGGTTCGCCCAGCTGCCAGATGTTCGGATGAAGTCACCAGATGCGGCTGACAACTGTTTCTGCACAAAAGCCAAGCGGAGAGCAACTTTCTCTTGCTCAGTCATTTCAGATGTGGTTTTGCCGTAGCCATTAGCTAGCGCGTACTGGTCAAGTGCGCTTTGTGTCATAACGACGCCCAAATCTTTCAACGTCTCGGTTTCACCTGTAAAAACCGATTTCAGCTTAATATAAGCCAAATCCTGACTAATGTTATAGAATGATGCTACATCACCAGTCAGCTGCGTCAGAGCTGTTGACATATCGTAAGCCTGTGTTTCAGAGAAACCGAACGACTTAGACATTGCTCCGAACGTACCAACATACCTTTTTGCCATTGTCTCTGACAGTCCGGCTGATGTCATGGCGTTCTTTGCAAATTCATTGACCTTATCCGACATTGTGGTAAATGTAACATCAACCACGTTCTGCACTTCCGCGAGGTCAGAACCGAGTTCTACGCATTCCTTTCCAAACTGCACTAACTTGCCAACTGCAAAAGCCCCACCAATCAGCAGACCGATTTTTTTTACAGCACTTCCAAGGCCGTTAAATGACTGTTTTATAGCTGATACACCTTTTTGGACACCTGATGTGTCCATTCTGGTATCAATAATGACTGAGCCATCAGCAGCCATGTGTCCACCTC